AAAAAAAAATAAATAATGGCGAAGATATTTTATCGAAGAAAAATAAAAAAAATATAACTCTCAATGATTGTATAGAAAGCTCTTTTGAAAAAGAAGAAATGAGAGGTAATAAAGTTTCTTCTAACACATTTTTATCTTATAAAAATATATATAAGAACCATGTTAAAGATGATATAGGTAGAAACTACATATCAATGATAACAACAGGAGATATACAAGACCTACTAGATGAAAAGGCTAAAGAATATGGTTGTGGTTTAGTATCTCAGATAAAAACTATAATCAAAAAGGGTGTTCAATATGCCCTTTATAGAGGTTATATTAATAATGATATAACAAATGGTCTTATAGTGTGGGGGAAACAGTCTAAAACAAGTGCTGAAACAAATTGTTTGAGTATAAGTCAAATATCTGATATATTAAAAGATACAGAAGATGAAGAATTGAACTTAAAAATTAAAATAGCACTTAGTATAGGTATAAGAGAGTCAGAGGTTTTAGCATTAAGCTGGGATAATATAGACTTTGAAAATAACGAAATAAGAATATGCCAGATAGTTACAAAAAAAGATGGTGAACACATAATACAAAAATTCACTAAGAATAAAAAAGACCTTGTTGTAAAAATGCCAAAACTTCTATCAGAAGAATTAAAAAAGTACAAGATAAAATGGAATAAAGAAATGCTATCCAAGGTAGGAACAAACAAACATAACCTTTTGTTCTACAGAAAAGGATTCAAACCAATACCTGTAGCCACATTATCAAATCAATTTAAAAGATATATGGAGTCTAAAGGTATAAATAATGTAACATTTCATGGTTTAAGACATTCTTACGCATCAATACTCTTTTATAAAGGTATGGATTTAAAAGACGTAGGGCAGATGTTAAATCACAAATCAAAATATTGCACTGATAGAGTTTATGTTCATCTTTTAGATGAAACAAAATCTCAAGCCATGAATGTTATGAATGAGATACTGCTATAAATCATTACTTTTTTCAATAAACTCACACAAAGAAGCACCCTTTAATTAGGGTGTTTCTTTGTTATTTAGAAATATGAGGTTCTAAATATATATAGCCATGACCTTGAGAATTTCTTGGTATATCAGGGATACTTTTTGTGTTCTTTATTAAAAGGGAATATATTTCTACCTCACTAAGACTCCTTTTATATTCTTTATTAGACCAATCCATCAATAAAGCTAATGCTCCTGATACTAAGGGTGCTGATTGGGAAGTTCCACTTAATGCTCTAAAACCTCCGTTGAGAGAACATCCTATTATATTTTCACCTTCAGCGACACAATCAACAAATTGATTTGTATTAGAAAATGTTGATATGGATAAATCTTTAGACATAGAACCAACTTGAATTACTTCTTCATAACAACCAGGGAATAATAATTCAGTTGTTTCACCACTTCCATCACCACTATTTCCACTTACACCGACAACAGATACTTGCATTCTCATTGCCATTTTTATAGCCTCATGTATTTGTGGTGCTTCTGCATTACCACCCAAACTGATATTTATTATATTTGCCCCTCTTTGGCAAGAGGCATATATTGCTTGTGCTATAATATCATAGTCAGCTATACCACTTTTATCTATAACCTTATATATCATTAGGCTTGCTTCTGGAGCAACACCTGTAAACTTGCCATTTTTATAGGTCTCACCAGCTATAAGACTAGCAACGTGAGTCCCATGTCCTATATAATCAGTAACATCATCTCTTTCTCCTTCATCTGTAAGGTTATACTTATGTATAATTCTGTCTTTTAACAAGGGATTTTCTATATCACAACCTGTATCAATAACAGATACAATAATGCCCTTCCCTTTAAATCCATTTCCCCACATATATGGAATGTTCATGTTTTCTATATAAGAGGGTAGAGTAGGCAAGGTTAGACCGTCAAATTCCTCTTTTGTAAAATAATCTCCATGATTAACTTCTGAATATTGTTTTTTTATTGGCATAGAAATCTCCTTTATTTAGGCATAAAAGCCTGTAGTAATACATCTTTTTTCTTTTCTTTCAAATAAGAACTTGTTGTTGAAACATCATTATGATTTGCTAGAGCTTGTAATACTTCTAAATTAAATTTTTGTCCATCGTTTTTGTCGCATATATAGTGATTCCCAGTGCTTAGCAATTCTAACGTTGTATGTCTAAAGCTATGAATGTTAAATGAATATTCTTTTCCTGTTATATTTTCTAAATATTTATTCCATCTTTTTACCCATGAATACATAGTGCCAATAGGAACTTCCTTAACTTTACCATTTCTTTCCTTTTTATACCATAAAAATTCCTCTTTATCTCTACCTCTTTGTTTAAGGTACGCTTTAAATGTTTTTCTGGTTAAATCATTATACATTAATTCAAATTTCTTGCCACCTTTACCAACAACAAAATTAGTAAATACACCATCAGGCTTTATACTACTTTTGTTAATTTGATAAATTTCGTTTCTTCTTCCTGCTGTATCAATTAATAGTGCTAAGAGTAGAGCATCTTGGTATAAATGTTCTTTCATTAAGTAATCATATAATGTATCTATTTCTTCTCTTGTAAGAAATTCTATATCTCTAACCTTTTGAACCTTTAGTCCTTTAATTTTTTCCACAGGGTTATTTATGTAGAAATCCTCGTAATCTTCATCATCTATTGCAAAACTGTAGAATGTTCTTAGAGTAGATAATACTCTATTAAGTCTAGCAGGTGAAACATCTTTATCTTGCATCTTTAGCATAAAATTTCTAACCTGCTTTTTAGTTACGTTATAGAACTCTGTATTATTACAATTTTCATACACATAAAAAGCAAAGATTTTTAAATCATTTATATATTGCAATATAGTAGTATCTGCTTTATTCGCTGCTTTCAATTCAAGTTTATACTCTTCTATAACCTTCTTATTATGTTTATTTATATCTTCTGAATATTCTTCTTTTTGAAAAATATTATATACATTTTTTCTAGCCATATTTCCTCCTTTATATTAAAAGTAATAAATATTACCTATTTTCTTCTATGAATTTTTTAACCTTATCTAGGGTCTCTTTTCTATTTACACCAGCAAGCTTCAATGACTCACTAGGTGCTTTATCACTACCTCCAACAAATATTGTCTTTTGATATTTGTCTTTAACATTAAGGTAGTCCTCTAAGTGCATTTTAGGAATAGCCAATTCTACCTCTATTAATTCAGCACCTATCTTATCAATATTGTTGTTATATAATACTAGTTGATAATCTGTTTTAGGATTAACATTTTCCTTTTCAATAGGAACAGATGGTTTAGGTTCTTCATTTTTTGGAGTAGAAGGTATCTCTACACAATATTTAGCTGATACAAAACCAACTCTAGGTATCTTATACCAAACACCATTTAAGCTAGACTTATATACCTTTTCTACATAAATAACAGAGCCATCTCTGTAAGTACCTAATTTCTTAGAGTCTACATTAGGATATTCTCTTATAGTTAGAGTATCATTAGGAGTACTAGTTTTTACAGAATATCCCCCATTTACAACAATATATTCAGATTGGTCGGTGTTATTATTTGATGGATTAGATGATACATTTTCACCTAGATATTTTCTCACTTTATCTTTAAATCTTTTGTAGCCTAAGTCTAAAGTTCTATGAGGGCAATACTTGCCACTCATTTGCTGATGAGAGTAAAGTTTATCAATACCCCAACCGTACTTCTTTAATATTCCAGCTATATATCTAGCCCCATTATCTTCTGCTTTTAAGAATGTTTCTTTATCACTTTTTGACCTTGCTATCTCTACACCAATATAATTAGTGTTCCCATATTGGTTGCCACAATGCCATGTGTTATAATTAAATGGAACACATTCTATGACCTTTGTTTCATCTACAACAGAGTGGAAGCTAGTCCAATTTGAGTTCCCCACCATGTAAGAAGCCTCTGCCTTTGCCTTGGCAGTATTCCATGTGTTATGTACTACTACAGCTTTAGGAGTCATTCTGTAGGTCATCTTTTTACCTCTGTTCCAACTTGGCACTGGCAAATCTTCTATTAATACACCACAAATTACACCGTTCATTATATCAATCCTTCTTCCTTTAATTTTTGAATATCTTCCTCTGATAAATCTCCGTAAACACCTTCATCATTAAAGGCATTTTCTTCTAAGTTTTTCTTATAGAGTTCTTCATCAAATATGTTCACTTTAATTTCTTCCATATAAATCCTACTTTCTATTTTCTTTTATAAATTGTTGAACTAGGTCAATAGTTTCATCTCTGTCTTTTCCAGCAATAATCTTAGCTACACCATCTGGAGCGTTAGAGCCGCCCACATGAATAACCCTTTTATATTTGTCTTTAACTGTGTTGTATAAATCAACACTTAAACTAGGTATATATAAATTCTTAGTAATCATCCTTGCTGGTATTTCATCAATCTCATTAGAATATATTACTAAGTCATAGTTTTCTTTTTCAGTAGAGTGGGGTAGAGTAGAGGAGTATTTATTAATATCTTTGTCATACTCATATAGCTTATATTTTTCTATCAATTCTATAAGCATATTTGCGTAGTCTTGACTTGTCGCATATCCTGCACTCTGTAAAGCCTTACAAGCTTTTCTATAGTCAACCTCACCAATCACATTTTTATAGTTTCTCTCTCTCCAAGCTGGAGTATGAAAAAATCTAGCATGGTCTACTAAAGAGCATTGCCAGTTCCTATATTTTCTGAAAGCTGCATCAATATAGAATTTTTTGTTATTCTTATCATACTCTGCTGTACGCACCGTATAGCTTTCACCCTTCCAATCCTCTTTAGCCTTGATACCAAATAGGTTACAAGCATTCTTTGCTAGTTCGCTTGTCCCCCAACCACTCTCTAAACACGCCTGTGCAATGGTTACGCTTGGAAGTATCCTGCCCTCGTGCCAGCCTGCTATAGCACCATCTTTTACTTTGGATATAAAAACATCCTGCTTTGTCTCCATGATATCATCCCTTTCATATAATAAAGGTGGTCATATAGACCACCTTATTTATTAAAATTTTACCTGGTAAACTTTATTTTATTTAGCGTTTAATCTTTGTTAATTCTGAAAATTTATTAAATATATCAGTAAAAAGTGTTGTATCTGTTCCATTTTTACCTATATTTTCAATTATGGACTTTATCTCCATAAAAAGATAACCTATATACAGCGTATATACCAACCCTATTCCTATGTATCCAGGTATTAATACACTTACAGGCAAGAATACCAAGAGTAAAAGCATACTGGCTATTTTCCTGAGTATACCATTAATACCTGCCTTTGATTTAAACTCTATCTTAGGGTTTACATAAGCTGCTATCGTCCCTGTGATAAAATCCACTATCATAGCTATTGCTATTAATGCCAGAATAACTAGTATCTTTCCCTCTTGTGTAGTTGCATAACCTTTTAAAAAATCAAATATTACCATCTTCATCTTCCTTTCCCTAATCATAAGTTACGTTGAAGTTCAAATCACCACCACCGTAGCCATAAGCACTTACATCAAAAGTGACGGTTCTTTTACCTAAGTTTCGTGACTGGAAGTACAACCCATCTCCACCCCAGGCTACATTAAACCTATGATGGTCTGATACATATCCACCACCACTTGAAGGCCAGTTTATTCTTGAGCTACCACTTATTGACAGCTCTTTGCCGTCAATGTTTACATATCTATATGTTCTTTTTCCGTTATATCTTAGTTCACCATCATTATCTATTCTATCTATCTTGCTATAATCAATACTTTCACCCCAATTTAATTTTTTGGATGTTCCCATACTTAAAGTTGTACCCTCTACATTTATGTACTTTCCAGATAACCAACCTACACCTTCATAGTAAAGCTGTCCATCATTTGAATCAATTTTAGTCAACTTATCTTTATCGAAGCCTTGAGGGAAGTTAATAGATTTGCTTGACCCAAGAGATATATTTGTTCCATTGATATTTACATACTTATTTGAAACCCATGAGCCATCATAATACAACTGCCCATCATTAGGGTCTATCTTAGTTAATTTGTTGGGGTCAAAAGCTTGTGGAACTTTATAAGATGAGGAGTTAGACATGCCAAAAGGTTTCTTATTGCTAGCATCTACAGTTACAAACTTGCCAGTTGATACTCCATTCATAGTAAGTTCACCAGTTGAAGCGTCAATTCCTATCTGTGCAATACCTATACCGATATCTGATATGCCTTCTAGAAGTCCTGATACTATTAAATAAATAATATCATATTTTGCCTTAGCCTTTTCTTCAACTTCAGCCGTATCAGAATTGAGAATTTCTAACTTTTCTTCGATCCTAGGATATATTCTACGTTGATAAAGTTCTTTAATAAAGTAGGTAGCAAACTTAGTATTCTTTGATTTGAATTTCTCCACAGTCTTCCCTATAGAATCTACGTCATTTAGTATATAAGTCAAGGCACTAAGATACTTTATCTTTTCTTTTATTGCAGAATCCTTGCTACTAATTAGCTGGTCTATTACTTCGCTTGCTTCTTCTTTAAGCTGCTTGTATTCTGCTAAATTTTCATCATAATTCTTAGGCATATTCTACCCCCTTGCTTTAGTTATTAGTTGCTTAAATTCTCCATTTAACTTTTCAAACTCAGCATTATTAGAACCTATCTTTTTGTCTAACTCTTCTAGGTGCGTTTGATGATTGGAAAATTTTTCATCTACATACTCTTTAGATACTACATCTAAATCCTTCTCTATTAATCCTAATAACTTCATCCATTCACCTCTTATCCAATAACAATTACCTTATACTTGTCCTGTTCTGGTGCTTTTGCAAAGTTAATCTTTACATTATTCTCATCTATATATTCTGTTCCAACAAGAACCACATCAAATGGAGCAGTATTTTCTCTGACTGCTACGATAACATCTTGAGTGTTTAGTTTGTGATTAACAGTAAATTCTTTGCTAGCACCATCACCAATGACCTTAACAAACTTATCTGTTTTCTTTCCTATTTGAGTAGTTAGAGCTTCTGCTACACCCTTATTAGACTGTATTAAATCTCCTAATTCTTTAAGAGTATCATAAGCTTCACCAGCACCATTGATTAACTTATTGATTTCAGCAGTAGTAAATTCTTTAGCCTGTTGTAGAGCTGTATTTGCCTTATTCTGTGCTTCTTGGTCTGTAACTTTACCAGCTAAGGCAATGTCTAATCCTGTAATCTTATTTGTAGGTATAGTCTTATCACTAGCTATCACACTATCAACTATCTTATCTGGTGTAAGCTTTTCTTCTAAACCATCTATCTTGTTGATGTCGATTTTAGAAGTACCATCATTAATCTTGGATACGATATTAGCACCATCAAGAGCATTAGCTAGTCCATTGATTCTTTCAGCATTGATATTCTCAGTACCATCATTAATAGTGGCTACTATATTAGCAGCACTAAGCTTAGTTACTAAGTCCTTAATTTTACTAATCTCTATCATAGCTGTACCATCATTAATGGCATTAACTATACTGACAGCAGTAGGGGATGCGTCTTTGGCATCCATTGCTAACCAAACTGCCCCTGTCCAAACATAAACCCTTTTATCAGCAGAGTTGTAGTAAACCTGTCCTGATATTGGGTCTGTCGGAGCTTGTGCCAATGTTTGTAAGACAGCATTAAGTAATTGATTCTTTGTCAAATCTAAATTGTTTAATAATTTCATTTAATATCTCCTTTGTTAATTTTATTAATTTAAAAAAGCCTTCCCAGAAAAAGGAAAGCTAAATTTAATCACTAATTTATTTTTATCTATGTATTCACAGTCCCCATGAACTATGTTGTTCCCAGTATCCACTATTGTTATAGATGGATGTTTATTAAGATTATGAGTTATTTCCCACATATCTGATGCTACATCTTGAGTATAAATATAAGTCTTACCTCCAGGGTGTTTTTTTAATTCTTCAAACTGCGTCTTAATATTATGTATGTCTTCATTTAAAGTTTCCATGTTAAGGTTTTTTAACTTATCTATCTCATCCTTTAATAATTTTGAATACTTATCATATGTATTTATGATTGTTTCAGCATTGTCAACAAGAGTTATTTCGCTAAAAAAAACTGAACGAATAGCCCTCGTACATCTCCCTTGGAATACTCCAGAAGATATGACTGCCTTGTCTTGAGATACCACTATTTCACACTCATATTTTCCCTCGCTCATAGTAGGGAAGTAGAAGTCAAAAGTATTTTTAATCCTATTATGAGGGGGCACTCTTAATATTTTGTCATTGCCAGTAACCTTGAAATAAGCATAACATTGTATGTTTTCGTCATACTTAAAGTTAGACAATATAACTCTTATTCCTCTAGCAGTTTCCCCAGCGTGGATAGTGGGAATATCTTTTGAGATTTCACCATCTACTATTGTTTGAAAACACACATCTGGGTCTTTTTTAGCATCAAATATAAATGTATGTAAAAATTCTATCATTGATTACCTCTTTTAATTTATTTTGTTTTATTGTCGCTATCTTTTTCCATAATATTATAGGATTCTAAATCTGCTTCAAGTTCTTTAATTCTATTTTCTTTTTGAATCAAAAGAGCATTTAATAGCAAATTTTCATCATCTATTCTTTTTAATTTTTCTAAAACTACCTGTAGATATATATCTTTATTTAAATCCATTGTTTTCTCCTTATATCAACCAATCATCAAACATTTTATCTCCACCTGTATATTCATCTTCTCCAGTATACCAATACATACCATGTGGCAATCTTTCTATATTAATTTTAGGCTTTCTGTTATTAACACCAAATCTAATCTTATACATATTACCATCCCAATCAGGAACTATAAGAGAATAACCTGAACCATATTGTCCTCCCTCATTTTTTAAGAATATTGACCTTCTGTCATGAACCCTGTTATCACCTATTTTTGCAGTATATTGATAATCTATTTTTTCAAGAGTAAATTGTTCAGAACCATTTAGTGTTATAGCAGCTCTATTACTACCAATCTTATAGTAATTACCATCATTCCACTTTAATCTAATAGCAAGACCAGTTCCAGTGTTATAGGCTTCAGTAGCGTCTATAGATGGTTTTCCACCTTTACTCTCATACTTATTATCCCTCGTGTCATAAAGATGTATGATTGCATTGCTACCATTGGTAGGAGGGATTAACATATCTGTTGAAACATAACCTTTTTTTATCTCAAGACCTTTTTCTGTAAATTCTGCTGAACTAGAATCTATTTTATTAAAAGCTATCTTTATAGAATCTGGATTTTGTTCTATAAAGGATTTTAGTCCATTTTTAGTTACAGTTTGACTAATCTGGTTTTTTAATTGTTTTATTACAGAACCATTACCATTCTTTTTATCGAATACCTCGTTAGTGATATTATCAACGGTTTGACTAATTTTACTATAGTTACCTTGAATGTTTTCTATCCTTCCACTAATCTCATCTTGGGATACTTTAAAATCTGAAATCTTAGTAATGATGTCATTTATTCTTTGTTCAAAATGAAAGCCACTAGCTTGACTATCTATTATTAATTGACCTAATATGTCTACAGTTTTCCCACCGTTTGCATTAGAAAGCATACCTAGGAGTGCTTTTCTTTGTAGATTTGTTTTTGTAACTATACCACCACATCTCATTAGAATATTAACATAGTCTACAGATGTACTTGTTTTTTTTCTTAGAATATCTTGTAAAATACCATCTAAACCTCTTTTAATAGGGTAGACTTCATTCTTATATGTATAAACAATGTTTGAAATTTCATTTATGGATTTACCAAATATTTCTGAATTATCAGGAAGAGTGTCCCATAGATTCGATAATAACTCATAAGAATCATCGCATATTTTTTTAACTTTATTTATATTTTGAATTTCAGATTCATTTAATTTGTCATCTGCTAATGCCCCCTTTAAGATATTACCTAACATACCATAATTAGACGTAACACTTGCATATGTAGCGACTAGTTTTTTAGAAAATTCTGTTTCTTTAAATTCTTTTTTTGTATTTTCTACAGATAATCTGATAGTTTCTGACATCTGATGTATCTGAGATGTCTTTTCAGATAATTTCCCTTGTGTTTCCTCTATCTTCCCAACAGTTTGTGTTATCTGATGATTTTGTTGTAATATATTTGAAAATTCTTTAGTTATTTTACCGTTTTCGTCTTTAAATTCATTATAAAGTCCATGTATTTTTTGTTCTATAGTTGAGTTAGATTCTGAGTCAAATTTAATTTGAAAATAATCTTTTTTTGAATGGCATATTGTTCCTTGTCCGTCATCATTAATCAAAACTAAAAACTTTTCTGCTGTTTCTTCGAGTATTTGATTTGTATAAAAAAATCTATCAGGTCTTTCAGCATCCCAATAGATATATTTTTTGACTGTGCAATCATCTGGAATAAAGTATAGCTTATTTCTATAGGTAACAACAGCGTTTGTTATTCTTAACCAACCTAGAGCAGGGGAGTTATCTTGTATCATTAATTACCTCCTTAGTTAATTACAGTTCCATCGGGTCTTTTCTTTTTTGGTAAATTATATTTAGATATAAATTCCTTTGGAACATTCATTCTGTTATATTTTAATAGTACATTTAAATATCTGTTTGAATCAATATCTCTTAGGGCATTCTTGGCATTGGTTAAGTAATCTGATATAGTTAATCCATCTTCTTTTTCTGTTTTTTTATTGGATAATGTTATCTTTAATTTATTATCTCTAACCATGTGTTTATATTCATTTAAAAATGTAAATTCCTCACTGTCTGTTTCTCTATCATATAAAACAACTAAATCACCAAGAGATAAATCACCGTTCCAACTTACCCCATACGGTGTTTTTATTCTATCTAAAAAATTTGCAACATCAATATTCCATTTTCTTGTAGGGTAACTTTTGTCTAATAACTTCTTTTTTGATAATACAATTAAATCTTCGACATACTCAGTTAAAAAAGAATCATTTTTATATGTTTCTGTATAGATATATTCCTTTAATTCATCAAGTAGGGCAGTAGTGAATATGAGTTTTCCATCATCATCTGTAGCTGTTGGTTTTTTACATAATTCTACGATATTATCTCTTGATTTGGTCAGATTTCTTATATCTTCTTCAAGTTTTTCGATAGCACTTTTTATTCTATCTCTTTCATCTCTCTGTTTTGTTATCTCTTTTGCTAGTTTTCCGATAAGTTCCTTATCCTCTTTTGGGGGTACGTTATATATTTCCAATTTATCATTTAGCATATACAACGTTTTTTCTGCATGAATAAAATCTTTACCCAGTATATTTTTCTGATTTTCACGATTAACAATTTCATCTGCATATAGTTTCCATGTAGGTTCTCTTTTTTCTACCATTTTATAATATTTAGTTAGAGCGTTCTTTAAATCTAAACTCATCTCATTTATTTCCATAAAATAAGAAAAATTTTCTATATATTTTTCACCAGTACAAGTAGCACTAATTATATCCATATTTTCGTTGCCTTCAATTACCATTCTAGTAACCAATTTATCCGTATTGTATTCTTTTTCAAGAGATTTGATATAATTATCCTTAGATAAATACAATCCTATGTGGTTTTCTAGTTCAATCTCATCATATAAAATTACAATTTTATTTATAGTGTCATAATCTATACAGCAATCAAAAGAAGAACATACATCTTTTTCAAGAAAATCTAACCATTTTTTGTTGACACTTTCTATATGTCTAATTTTTGGTGTACCTTTTAATTCCTCTAAAGCCTTATCTATATCAAAACTAGGGGAGTTTGATTCTTCTATTTTTTTTATTAGCCCCTCAATCTCTTTTTTCTTTTCAGCTATTCTTTCTTTAATTAATTCAAACCCATCTTCTCTAAGTTGTTTTGCTTTCTTTTCTATATCCTTACCTATAGCCTCAGACAGCTCTTTTTTATCTTTTTCTATAAGTTCTTTTCTTTTCATTATTTCATCAAGAGAAGTCTTGTTTTTATCTTGTATGTCTTTAATATTTTTCATACTGATTAAGATTTTTTTATATTTATTTATATAAGGTTCTACAGGGAATTCATATCTTATAAAATCGGTAGCCTGTATTTTCCATCCAGTTTCAGAATATAGGTAGTCAGAAAGAACTATATTATCTTTATCATCTATCTTATCAATTAAGGTATAAGATGTATCCTCAAGCGAAATATCTATCTCTTTAAGTCTAATTTCTTTTGATTTTGCCTTTACTTCTATATAATCATCATTTGTTATTTCAACACTCTTGATTATAAATATATCCTTACCGTTTAATTCAAGTTGTCTTTCATTCTTTAAAGCAGAATAAAGAGGGTATGTTTTTTGGCTAAAGTCTAATAAATCCATATAATACTTAGGAACTTTTAAACTTATTGTGTGTGATGAATTTATCTTTTTAGAAATTTCCGTAATAGCATTTTGTGGTATTTGTCCTAAGGGTTTACCACTTATAGTTTTTAATATCAATTCATACTCAGTATTTTTTGAATCTAGATGTATTTTTCTATCTATTATTTTTCTCACCACCTAAATAATAATGTTAGGTAGGGAATACCTACCCAACATTACCTACTATATTTTTATTATTCTTCCTTATTTCTTCTTGAACAATCTTTAACATTTCACTAAGATATGCTTCACTTAGATTCCCGTTTATAGTTACAAGAGAACCGATATTCTGAGTAATGTTATTTTTGTCTTTGCTTTTTGCCAATTCTCTAAATTTTTCATTTTGTATAAATCCTGTATTTAAGTCAGTAGGTATACCTATGGCACTTAATATATTAGAATAGTTAACTGAAACATTTTTGGCACTAGCTAATTTTGCTAACATTTCAGCTTTTTCAAAAGCACCCATAACACCCAAACCACCCTCGTGTTTATTCATGTAATCTATAAGTGCTTTCTTAAGGTCAATTATATTCCCATTAACCTCTATAGTACCTCTTGCTATTGCTTCTAAGGCTTTTCTTCTTAAATCGTTCTCATTAGTAGATTTTTCATCTTCATCTTTTTGCTGTTTAACTCTATCATCAAGCCTTTTTGATTCATCATCATAACCCTTAAGAACTATATCATCTGTATGTCTTTCAACTGTCTTATTAAAATCTTTTTGCTTTCTATCGTATTCTTCCTGTAATTTTTGGAACTTTTTCTGACCACTTTGAGATGTATCTCTTGAATATATATTAAGTTTCTTTCTTAGTTTTTCAAGTTCTTTCATCTTTTCAGCAATATCATCTTGATAATCAGCTTCTTTTCTAGCAAGAGTATATTCTTCTTTTCTCTTGTCTATAAGTTTCTTTCTTGCATCAACCTCTTTTTCAATATCTTTTATTCTATCTTCTGTAGATTTTTTCAACATAGATATTATCTTATCCTCTATATTTTTAGTGTCCTCTAGTAACTGCTTATTAGCATCTTTGATTTTTGAGTTATGCTCTTCCCATTCTTTTGTTGCGTTTGGCAACTTATTTTTGATTATATCAAAATAATTGTTTGCAAGTCCTTTGATTTCATTATATAGAGTTGATTGGTCTTTAAGCTGATTTATTCTTTCTTGGTAGTTTGTTATTTCACCATCAGAACTAAAAGTAAATCCATAATCTTTTAATTTAGACTGAAGATTACCTTGAAGATTTTTTAATGTAGATATATTAGACTCAAGGGCATTTTTCATATTTTCATATTCAGCAACTTCTTGTTTGAGAATGGATAATCTATCAGTGTTAAATGCATATTTTAGCCTTATTCCCAATAAGTTTAATTTATCATTTATACCTTTTATTCTATTATCCATTAATTTTGAAACAGCATCAAAATTTTCGTTCCATGCCTCTATTCTAAGTTTATGCCTCTCATCATTATTGTTTTCTATTTTATACTTATATTCAGACTTTTTATAATCTATATCAGATAATTCATCACTATTTTTAGTGTATCTTTCTATCATTCTTATTTTATCTTCATATGCTTTTTTTTCATCTTCAAGTTTCTTTTTATTCTTATCTTTAGATTTTTCTAACTTTTTATTTATTCCTTCAATTTTTTTCTTCCATTCTAATTCTTTTTGAAGTTTATTTTGAATAGTACCATCATGAGCGAAAGAGACTTTATCTTTTCTTAGAGTATTTCTTAAATTACCCCTTTCTTGAATAAGTGCTTTTTCTTTTGCTTCAGCACGTCTTATACCTTCTCTTAACTGGTCGCTTTGAAGTTTTAAGAATGCTTCTTTTGTTGCCCCTCTTGCTCTTGATAAATGTAAATCTATCTTTTTTACAGCTTGGTCTACTCTTGTTAATGCTCTATCAAAAGAATATAGAATATCAGCATTTTCTTTAAAAGCATCATTTAGCTCTTTGACTGAAAATGTAAGTTTGTGAATAGTAGAAATACCTCTATAGGCATAACCCTCTAATTCTCTAATCTTAAATGATTCTGCGTCCCCTATGTAATCAGCTATAATTTTCTTCTTTGGTGAACTACCTGCTGCCATTGGGGAAGCGAAAGATGAAACAGAACTTACCACTCCACCAACACTTGTAGTTCCAGCTACAGCTGGAGTAGATGTCATAAGAGGATTTAATTGTGTATTTCTAGGTGCAGGTAAAGATAAACCAAGAATATTATTTGAAGACCTATTATATTTAGAGTTCCAATCCAAATATGTACCACTAATACGATTCCCTTTTTTTGGTTTTAAGCCACTAAGCATAGATGATATAGTTTTAACCATAACATTTTTTACAACCGAAACAGAAGCAGTCCTTGCCCCACCAAACGAATTTAAAGTAGCTAATGCACTTCTGATAACACCGCTTGCATAGTCTAACGCTCTTAACGTAACATTTTTACTACCAGGTATACTTCTTACAGCACTAGCTGCTAACCTTGCTATAGCAGATATACCATCGTTACCTTTAAGGTTTGTATTTTTAGATGGAGGAATACCTTGAATAGCACCTTTAACCCTCTGTATGACGGATAACGCATTTCCTAAAGATGCTTTTATATCAATTTTTACATTTTTCATTTTTGGAAGTTCTGGCAGTTTAGGTGTATTAAACTTGAATTTTGCACCGATATCCATACTAGGCAAACTAGTATTAAAAAAAGTACTCATAGGATTATTTATTGGTTTGAGGTGCATAGGGATTTCTATAGGAGAACCAGCAGATAAACCATCAATCTTTGATTTTGCTCCATCAGTATTTGCTTGTACATCTTTTTTAATAGGCTTGCCGTCACCCAGTTTGTTGACATCATTTTTTGCTTTATTTGTGTTAGCTGAAACATTAACATTTACCTTTTTATCGGGTAAAGAATCAATATCCTCTTTTGCAAGTGTTATCTTCCCATTGTCATAATCTACTGATATGACACTTCTTATTTCTGGGGGTAAAGCATTAACTAAGTCTTGTATAGTTTGTATTTGTCCATTTTTAAAAGCATCTGTATTAGCTATCGCATTTATTATAATATTCTTAGTGGTTTCATCTGGAATAGAGGCATTTAACATATTTAGTGTGTTTATTACCTCAGCACCATGTTCACCACCAACAGCATTAAACACAAGACTTTTAGTAGTATTATCGGGAATACTATTAATCATACCTTCTATTTCTTTTAAACCAGAAACCCCTTCTTGATTTAAGATGAAATCTATAGTTTTGGTAATCTTATTACTATCCATGCCTAAGTCTTTACCTGTATTGTAAAGTTTTTCAGCTGTACTCATACCTTCTATATCAAGAGGGTGTTTATTTATAACACCTTGCAATCCGGAATTTAATGAGCCAAATTTACGCATCCAAGCATCCCAATCAGTATTACTTTGAATACTGTTCGCAAAGCTTTTTGCATTATCACTAAGTTTGCTGAAATTATCGGATATCTCTTTGGCTACAGGATTGATTTTCGACATCCTTGAAACAATTTCATCAGAACCATTTTCGAGAGCATCCCTCAAGCCTGAAGATGATTTAGAATATTTTTCCCAAAAATCATTTTTATCTTTAGATATCTTCCAATAATCTGCTGACGTTTTTCTAAAATCATTGCTTTGTTCACCATTTAACTTCATTTCCTTAATTTGATTTTCCATCTCATTAAGCTGTCTATCTGTTAAATCAGAATCAGCAAGTTTCATTTTAACCTCTATTGGAATTTCTATTTTTTTATCTTTATAGAAGTTATCCACATTTTCAAGATGTGCTTGTAATTTGTCTATATTTTTAAAATCTTCAATTGATTTAGCTGCTGATTTTGTTTTATCACCCCATAATGCCCAAGCCTCAGCATTAGACATTATTTCTCCAGTAGGTAGAGTAATATCTTCCCCACCTTTTTTAAGACTTCTTAAACCATCTTCAAAATTTTTAAGGTTTTTCTGTGCATTGGCACTAGAAAAATCAAAGTTCTCCAATGAATTAAGATATTTAAACATACCACTTTGTGCAGCTTGTCCAGCATTTTGGTTTTCATAAAGACCCTTAGCTATATTTTTTATATTATTAGGTAGAGCCTCATTATTTGCCATCTGTTCCCAATTAGATAGAACATCTCCTCTTGATTGTGCCTTCATTATGCCATCAATAGATTCTTTAATACCTCTATATCTTTGCTGTATTTTATCAGCATAAACACGTTGAGAATCCGTTCCATATTCAATATCAGATGGTTTAGCACCATGCTTACGCATAAAATCTATTTCTCTTTTTTCTTCTAAAGACTGATAGCCTCTATTAACATCTCTTAATTTATCTGCCCATGCTTTTGCTGAGCCACCACTAGCTTTAGAGAGTTTATTAGCTATCTCATCAATACCCTTAGAATAAGATTTATAGTCTTTATCAAGTTTGTATACGTCATTAAGCTTTTGAAGTTCTCTACTAAAAGCGCTTATTTTATCAGGACTTAACTTGTTCCCAACTCTTATTAAATCATTGATATCACCATTTAAATTTTTAGATAAGCCCCATTGCATCATAGAACCTAATTCAGATATTGCTTCTTTATTTTGGTCTTTTAACTTACTAAACCCTCTTTTATTAGCTAATTCAGTTAGGGCAGTTGATGTAGCCTGTGCATTAGCTGAGTCGAACTTAGATACAAGTCCTTGCCACTTTTGAAATTTGTCATTTACGCTATCTTCATATGATTGATATGCTTGATTGAACTTTCTTTTTCCTTCAGCGAAGCTTTTAGCACTCTTGAAATGCTCACCAAAAATTTCAGATAATTTAGAATTATAATTTTTTGATTTGCCGGTTCTAGAATCTATGATTGACCTATATTCAAGTCCTTTACTTAAATCCTTTATCTGTTTTAAAACACCACCTTGAACACCTACTTTTTCACCTTGTGTCATAAGAGTGGCATTTTTAGCTTGTATAGTTCTGTTATTGGCTCTTAGTAACTCATCTTGTCTTTTCTTTGCTATTTCTAATCTTTTTCCTAGTTTATCAGCACTAGTTGTTAAAGACAATAGAGGATTGCCGTTTTTATCATATCCAGATACTAAATTAGGGAATATTTCTGCTAGTTTTTGAGCCATCTGATTAACTCTATTCATATCAGCAATTTGGTCATCAGTCATGCTTTTAGTATCCATTTTTGAATATTGTCTTTGTTTCTGTGCTATCGTATCTATTTCTTTTGCATTTTGTTTTACAAAGGCAGTGTTCTCAGATATAGACTTGCTCTGCTGTAGTAATCCATCTCTGTGTTCTAATGCCTTATTTTTTGCATTCTCTACGCCATGAGCAAAATTATCCCATAATTTAGCACCGTATTCAATGCTCTTACTTAAAACTAGGGTAGTAGCACCTACAGCAGCACTAGATAACAGGGTAGTACCAATAGCCCCCATAAAGGATTTCCCTAATTCTTTAAAAGCCAAACCAGTTGTTTTGATTTTACTACTATTTTTCTCTAAATTTTTACTTGCATTACCTGTGCTTTTCTCAACATCAAGCATAATGCCATGTGCTTTTTTATGACTTCTTGTACCTTCCTCAACAGAACTAGAATACTTCTTTTGTTCAATCTGTCCCTCTTTAAGTTTCTCATTTAACTTACCATGTTTTTTACTAGATAAATCAATAATAGAAGCATTATCAAAATCTAATTTATTTTTTTTCTCTGTTGTTTCCCTTTTTTTAGTAGTATCTTTTTTTGTGCTAGAAGATATTTTCTTTTTATCTTTTGTATAATTGGACATCCTTTCCCAAATGGGTTGGTTTTTT